CGGTGGTATGCTCGCGAGCCTTGAAAGTGAGGGCTCGAAGTGATAGGGTTTCGATGACAAAAAGGACACCTTGGCCGGGGTCAAAATAGAAAGGAAGGAAGCCGTCTGTTGGGGTGCTTTTGGTGCTGACTCGTGACCTTCCGCGAGACCGGCCAATTGAAGCGCCAAGCATCCCAACAAGCGGCTTTTTTTGCTTCAAAACTTGTCCTATGAACGATGAGAAATTTCCCCCACCTGGATGCTTCCTCCGCGTCAAGGATTGGGACACCTATTTCGAGCGGGCGCAGACCCGTCGGATCGACGGTCCCCTCTCCTGGGTGGCTATCCCAACCAAGCAAGACGGTCTGAAATTCTCTCGACTCCTCGCACGACAAAACGGCCTCCAATGCCTTGGGGCTTTCATCCTGCTCGTCGAAATCGGCGCGAAATGTGTGACCCGAGGCGTTTTTTTGGGCTCGGGTTGCACGCCGCTCACCGTTCGAGACTTCTCCCGTATCACCGGGGTGGCGGTTCGCGAGTTTACAAAGGCGCTGGAAGTGCTGACATCAAACGAAATTGGGTGGATCGAAGTGGTATCGCTCTCGGAGCACGCTCTGCCGTTAGTGAACAGGGTCTCCGACATGAGAAAAGGGGAGAGTAGAGAAGAGGAGATAAGAGAAGAGAAGAGGGGAGCGCGCGCGCGATTGAATGGCTCCCCGAGCGAATTCCCCAAAATGGGAATTGAGGAAGCGTTGCTCTCTGTCTGTGGATTGGAGAAGCGCGCAATCAACAAACTGACTCGCGGGGACCTTGGTGAAGCGGTTAAGTTTTTCGCCGAGGAGTTCGATGATATTGAGCCGGTTGAAGTGGGTGCTCTAATCCAAGATGCCGGTGTTTGGTATACGACCGAAGAGTGGCCCGGGAAGATACCTACTTTGAAGCGATTCATGGAGCGCTGGGCAGTCTATCGGCAGTGGTCGTTGAACGGCCGAGTTTCAAAGCGAAAGGAAACGTCAAGCGATGTCTCAGCAAGAAACCTCGAAGAGTCCATCCGGCGCGTTGGACGGCGAACGGGAGCAAGCGATCGCACAAGTGATTCTGAAGGTCCGGCTGGCTTGCTCACTTCCAGCTCTGAATCCAAATGAGTTCGATCTTGCGATTCTCACCTGGGCAGAGATACTTGAGCCGATACCGACCCGTTGGTTGAACCGAGCCTACGTTGTCTCGCTCAGGGAACACGATGCCAGGAATCCTTTCGTCGCGTCGAATGTGTTGCGAGCCTACTCACAGCTTTGGTTGAACGGGACTGTCTCTCGAGAGGAAAGATCGTCGCGTTTGCCAGCTTCACCGTGTGATCTCTGCAACAACACGGGCTATCGGTCTTACGACAAAGAGCATCAGCCAGTACCGTTCGGCTCCTTCAGCACGGATCACGTTGGAATCTGTAATCACGAACAATGAAACGACGAAACTCACGCGGCCGGCAATACGCGATCGTCAAGCCAGACAATCGGCCGCGCGCTCCGAAGGATTGTGTTTGGTGTGTGGGGACTGGGTACGTTTACGTTGATTTGGCCGGCAACCAAGTTCTCTGGCTTCAGCATCGGGATGGTGCGCCAATGAAAAAATGCACACACGGCGCCCCTGTGCAGGACCGCATCCCGTATCGCGACTTCACCGAGCCTCAGAGCGATGGCTCTTGACCCTCGCTCCATTCCTGCTAAACTCGCCCCATGCCGCAGAAGTGCTCAATCTGCACTCACCCAAAGCGAACCGAGATTGAAACCGCGATCGCAAGCAGCACACCTTCGAGACGCATCTTAGCGGTTCGTTACAAAACTTCGACAGGTGCAATCGGCCGACACGCGCGCAACTGTGTCACCAAAGCAATCGCAACCGTGCGGTCCGCGCGCAAAGAAGCATTAGCGGATCGAGACGCTGTGACGGTTGAGACGGTTCGAAACGCAGTGGTGGCTCAGGCGCGAGACGGAACGCTTCAAACGGCACAGACGATCGAGAACGAGTTGCACCGGCTCATTGAGCGAATGGGAAAACTCTTTGATGCCTGTGATGAGTATCTCGACGATCCGGATAACCCAGGTCAGTACACGCTCGCGCCGCGGTCGGATGAGACGCGAATCGTGTGGGAAGAACTCGAAGAGGAACCGGCACCGGGCGAAAAACCGAAGTGGGTGAAAAAAGCAGGGACGTTACAGCAAGCACTCGAGCTGGCCTTCGCGAACGGACACCGGCGATTTGTAAGCACGACCCCAGTCAAGAAAGCGGACACGCGCGAGTTGATCCTGACCGTCGCTGGGCAAATTAGCCGCCAGATCGACATCATGGCACGACTCGAAGGCCGCTACAACGCACCGGCGCCGCTCAGCGATGGCAACACGGTCCAGCTCGTGTGGATTCAACAGGTGTTGATTCAGCACGGATTGCTCAAATCGTAACCCAGAACCACAATCCGCTTCTTTCGTGGCTCACAGGCGCGCCCTGAAGCGTTTTGATGAGCGTGCGCACCCTAGAGCCTGCCGCCGTTTTATGTAATGGCCCATTACAATGCCGCATGATAAATACGCGCGCGCGTTGCAACTTACGTGTCGGTGATTGCTGACACACACAAGCCGAAGGCGCGATTTGCACGTTGCTTGCTTATGCCCGATTCGGGGAATTGACGAGCGTGCTAAAGTGAAGGCATGAAGCTCGTATTCACGGACACCGACGGCTTTCAAGTTTACCGCGATGAACGCGGAGATTTGGTCGATTCTAACAAGCGCTTGCTGACACTCGAAGCGGAAGCAAACATTCGCGTCGAGATCGGCGACTGGCAGCGACCGGGACTGGAGTACGGTGGATAAGTTCTGCAAGCGTTGTCATACGGCCTTTCTCAGGTGCCTCGGCTGCGAGTCAAAGTTTTGTCCTGAGTGTCAGGGTGAGCACCGATGCACCGAAGAGAACACTTGGCCCAAACTTGATTTACCGCGACCTCATGCCTGATGTAAACTCGCCGCGTGCACCCGTCCTATCAGACTGGAAATTCCGCGCAGCCACCGCCCTTCGAATTCGACCAACAAGCCGACCGCGAAACCGTGCTCGCGTGCAAGCAACTCTGGGACGACTTCCGAGATCCCGAGAAGTTCATTCCTAACGCACTGCAGATTCAAACTCGCCAGGGCACGATGACGCCGTTCGTGCTGAAGAAGGCACAGCGGCGACTCATCGGTCGAGTCAAAGCAAAGCGAGACGCCGGCCAACCGATCCGGTTCATCATCGACAAGACGCGGCGTGTTGGGTTGTCGTCGGTGATTGCCGGTTTGATCTTTCAGGAGACGCCATTCTTCGAGGGGCAATCCGCGCTCATCCTCGCGCACGAAAAGAAAGCAGCGCGCAATCTGTTCGGCTATTACGATCGATTCGAGCACAGTTATCAGAAATACAAAGGGATTGGCTTGCCCCGCGTGATCGGCCGCAGCGCGAGCCAGGACGCGGGCTCGATTCGATGGGCGAACAGATCGCAGATTGAAATCGCCACGGCGAAGAGCCTGGACTTCTCGCGCTCATTCGATTTCCGGTTCTTGCACTTGTCCGAGTATGCCTACTATCCGAGCATCCGCGGCTTGATGACTGCGTTGATTGCCACGGTCGCCGACGATCCGGCCACGATGGTTTTCAAGGAGAGCACGGCGAAAGGGTACAACGAGTTTTACAGCGACTGCATTGACGCGATGGAGGGCCGCGGCGATTACGAGTTTTTCTTCGTTGGCTGCTTCGAGGATGAGGACAACGTGCGCTCGCTCGAGCGTGACAACGTGGACCCTGAGAAGTTCGTCGAGAGCCTGACGGATGAAGAGTGGGCGCTCGCGGAGCGGTACAGCCTTGAGCCCGAGCAAATCTACTGGCGCCGCAAGAAGCTCGAAGACTTCAAAGGTGATCTCAAACGCTTCGATCAAGAGTATCCCCATTCGTGGGAAGTGTCCTTCCAGGCATCAGGACGCCAGCGCTTCGACCCGCTCTTGTTTGTGGGAATGCCCACCGAAGTTCCATTCGAGCAAGGCGAGTTGCGTAAAGAGGAAATCAATCGCAAAGAGCAACTCGTCTTCCGGCCGCATCAGTTCGGTGAACTCACG